CTGATAGCAGTAGAGTAATCGACCTGAACCTTCTTGATGATTCCACCTTCGTCTGTAGGTACTTCCTGATAGAAATATGTTTTAGCAACAAAATCTAAATCATATTGAATAAATCTTCTAGTTGAAAAATCTCCTTCATACTCATCACTGAAAGAAATGTTTCTTAGTGTAAATGGTATATCTCTTTTCTCTTCTATACCCTCCAACATGTTCACAGTAACATTATACGCTGGTTGGAAGAATGGGAGTATTTGTTCCACAATCTGTAGAGCATCATCTTGCAGTTTTGTTGCAAAACTCAATCTAAAACCAACATCATATGGCACAGGCAAAAACATTTTCTTATGTTTTGTTTTTGATGTGGGACTCTTAGCAAAAAATTTAGTTATAGGTGATGCTTTACGTGAAACATCATAAGTATATGATGACAATTCAAAGGAAATTCTAGGTAACGTAAGTGCTACGTTATCATCAAAACCTTGTTGTTGTTCAATCCTTGCTAAGAACCTTTGCATAGGTCCATATGCAATAGGAACCTTGACCATACTTACCGCCTTACCATCACTAGCAAATTTTTTGATACTGATGTTATTGAACAGTGTACCGAAAGCGATAACTGTTTTTCTTATGGTCTCATTGTAAAAGTAATTACCTACCATTATATTTCACCGAATGGGTTCCTTTCTGTAAAGTCTACGATTGACGAATCTGCACGAGTTTCAATAGTGTCTCCAGTATTGTAAGAATCGTCATCGTCATAATCGATGCTATTTAGATTGTATAACGCACTTCCAAATCCAACGTTACTAATCTGCTCACCAACACTAAACTTACCTGAGAGATTTTTAGCTAGTAATGTATTTGTAGTTGTATCCCACTTACTTACAAACGCAGTAGTAAGACTGGATGCTCCTGTAATCATTTCACCATAGAGGAATGTTCCACTACCTATACTTGATGCAGCACCAACAGTAATTGTTGGCACTACAGTATATCCATAACCAGCATTTGTCATATGAACGGTAGCAACTTGATTATTTGCGTTTAGTTTTGTAGTTCCTGTCGCTCTTGTTCCACCTTCTGCAGGTTCGTCGAATGTTATTATAGGTGGTGATGCGTAACCAGTACCAACAAAACTTACCGTTACAATACCAACTACACCATTTGTCCCAATACCTGCTTGAGCTCTTGCACCAGATCCTTTTCCATCTTCTGTTAGGAATTGTATTGTTGGTGAATCATTGCCTACAACATATCCCGTGCCAGGATTGGTGATCTCTATACTTTGAACCATCAACGATTTGAAATTTCTAGTACCAGTGTGAGTAGTAATCGCAACTGCCTCTGCAGCAGTACCTGAACCAACAGGAGGTTCAATCTTGACTGTAGGTGCATTTGTATAACCTGTACCACCATCTAACATTTCAATCTTAAATATACCGCCACCAGTCAATGTAGTAAACATAGTTGCTGTTGTTCCAGCATCACCCAACGACATCGTTACATTGTAACCAGCAGTTTCAAAGTCATCATCAATAACATCAACACCAGTATCAAATGTCTCATCTGAGTACTCGAATGGTTCTAGAGTTAATCTGTAAGTGTAATTTTTTTGTAACTGATAAAATTCTACAAGATCGTTTACGTATTTGATTTCAAAGATTATATCTCTTAGAGGAAAATATATAAGATCTCCTTCATATGGTCTCTCTTGATTTTCAGGTCTTCCTGTAGGACCAACTTCTTTACCAGGAAATTTCCATAACAATGGTGCTATACCGTTTGTATATGATTCTTGTGAGATGATCACATCCATCTGGGCTGTTGATCTTACCCCAAATTTTGTAAGTAAATTATAACCAGAATCAAATCCTTCATAAGATTCAACATAACCTTCAATAGGAAATGATCTATCAAATTTGGAGTCAACAACTTCACGCATCACATCCTTAGATGTAACGTATATTCTTGGCATGTAAACAAACTCGATGCCATGCATCTTTATATGTTCATTTACCAGATCCTGAACTAGGTTCTGTTCACCTGTGCTACCTTGTAAGAAAAACGGATTAAGTGCCATTATCCAATCATATCCATTACAGGTAGTTCGTAAGTAGAACTCATCTTCTCTTCTAAAGCTGTTAGTTCTGCAACACCATCCTCATATATTGCTCTACCATTCAACTCTACACCACCAGGTAGCTTTACACCTTGATACTTTATCAAGTTTTGACCCCATTGTTTTTTTAACAATGCAGTAAAGTATTTTTTCAAGAAAGGATCATTATAAACCTTAGTGAAGTCATTGGGATTTACTGTTCTATAACATTCTATGATAAGGTAATCGTCTTCTTTCATACTAGAATAATCACTATCAATATACAATCTATTCTGTCTTCTATTGAACCTTATCTGTTTGTCGGGATGTAATATAAAATCAATGTCCTCTAGATATCTTTTTGTTTGAGTGTAACTCAATAGTTCCATAGAACTAAAGTAGTATATCTCGTTCAAAAATAACTGATAAGTTATGTTGAACATATTAGATGCTATAGCACGACTATCTACCTTCCATACTTTTTCAATACCAATTACAGCATCTGGTACTTGAATAAAGTTTTGAGTTTCTTCAAAAGAAAATGTGGTAGTACCTATGCCAGTTATGTCTACACTAGGACTAGTAGTTGTTGTTATACCCAGAGAAGTCTCATGACCATCTTGACCACTTGCCTGTACAGTATCAGTAAAATCTTTAGTTATCTTATGCTTCAGGTACATTTTTTCCACACCATCCATATGCCTATTATGGAAGGTTTGTATAGCATCATCTATTAGATCATCAAACTGCTCTTCAGCAATATTGATTTCTAGTACGGGAGCACCTAGTTGCCTCTTACCGTAATCTATAAGTCCTTGTCTGGTATTTGGTTGTGCCATGTTCTATTTATCGTGTGATAACAACATCTAATTCATCACCAGCATCTAATCCTGTAGCAGGGTTGATGATTGTGACTTGTGGACTACCTTTAGTGTAATCTTGAGTAAGTTCTAATCTAATACCATTTTGATATACCTCAATATTGTCAGGATTAGTATCATTATCAGAAGGTGTGAATAATGTTTGACCTTCTGTAGCAGTAAACATGTCTTCACCTGCTTGAGAGACTAAAGATAATTCATCTCCTACATCTGCACCTGATACGAGTGTTATTGGAGATCCTGCAGTATAGTCAGTACCTCTTCTCAATAATACACCATTCAAATAAACGTGAATCTTTTCTTTGATTGCACCAGGAGTGGATGAAGTTGTTTGGAATGAAACTTGATCCTGTGTAGCAGTAAAGTACTCTTCAGTTAGAGTATGTCCAAAACCAACTTGAATTGTTACCCTATCACCAGCAGTAGCAGCAGATTGTGCGTTGAAGTTGATTGTCTGTGGTGCAGATAACTGGAAGTCACAAGATGATGCAGAACCTACACGATGTCTTACACCATTGACAAATACTGATACTGGGAATATCTTTGCTTGTGCTCCATCATCAAATACATTTGGTGCAGTAAATGCAGTTTGACCAGCAGTAGCAGTTGCAGTACTTTGAGAAATACTCGTAGCAGCACCAGCACCACCACTAGATACAGTTTGGAATGATAGCGTTCCAGATCCATCCGTAGTTAAAACTTGATCTGCTCCTCCGTCGGCCACAGGGAAAGTCAGACCTGCAAGCACTAATTTATTAGTGCTTGGGTTGTATGTTAGACCTGTATCAACTTTGATTGCTTCATTGCCAGATGATGAATCAACAAAAGCAAGGAAATGTGTTGAGTTATCAGATACAGCAGTAACACCAACTAATGATGCAGCACCAGCAGTTAGACTTCCACTATTGACCCAAGCAGTATCCGTACCATCAGATGAAAGAACTTGACCTGATGTTCCGAATGCATCGTCTCCATCATAAAGTTTACCATTAACGTGTAAGTCTCCTACAACAGTAGCAATACCAGCAACACGAAGGTTTCTACCAGCAGTGATGTCTGTTCTTGCTGTAACAATACCAATAGAATCAATATTAGTTACATCTTCATATGTCAACACTCCACCGATTGTTACATCGCCTGTGAAGGTCGCAGCAACACCAGTAATATTTCTTACAGTAACGTCTGGAGTTCCAGTCAATCCACCAGCAGTACCAGATGTATTACCTGTTACATTACCAGTAACATTACCAACTAAGTTACCTGTAAATGTGGTAGCACTTAGATTTCCTTGACTTGGATTATATGTAAATCCTGAGTCTGTTTCAACACCTTGAGTTCCAGAAGCACCATCAACAAATACTGGGAATAAACTGTTGTTCTCACTATCATTCGCAGTTACTGTTACTGAGGTTGCTAGGTCAGCTGTACCAGTCAGGTCACCAGTAACATTACCAGTAACATCTCCAACAACGCCACCAGAGGCAGTTATAGCACCTGTGGTTGTAGTTACACCTGATATACTTACATTGTCTAGGTTAGTATGTCCATCTACGTCCAGAACCCCATTAGCGGTCACATTAGTAAATGTACCAGCATTAGGTGTAGAACCACCAATAACTGAGTTATCAATTGTACCAGCATTTATGTCTGCAGTGGTAGCAACCAAAGACCCAATCGTACCTAAACTTGTTAGGGATGAGTTGATAATACCAGCACCCAGTCCGTCAGCACCAAGAACAGTAGTATTGTTTATCTTATAAACTTTACTTGATGCTACGTTTATATTCTCAGAAGATCCAAAGTTATCACCAGTTGCTTCAAATTGCCAAGACTTATCTCCATCTCCAGAGTCAATGGTTATACCAGCACCATCAGCAGCAGCATCGTTAGCAGCACCTGTGGCAACCTGTATATTCTTATCATCAATGTTTACAACGGTAGAATTTATAGTTGTAGTTGTACCATCAACTTGTAGATTACCTGCAATTACAACACTACCTGTATTGTCTCCTACAGCAGAGGGATCTATTGTTAGGGTTGCTGGACCTGAAATAGTATTTCCAGTTATCCTAATCGCAGATCCTTCTGCACCAGTATAGAAAGCAGTACCTGTTACGATACCTGTTGATACTATTGTGTCAGCAGTTATTTCTCCTGATATATTACCAGTAACATTACCAGTAAGGTTACCAATAAATCCACCACTACCTGTTACTGCTCCACCAAACGTTGTTATACCTGCTACACTTACATTGTCAAGATTGGCATGTCCATCAACATCAAAATATCCTGATAAATCTAAGTTGCCATTTAAATCTGTATTACCATCTACTCGTAAACTTTGTGATACTACATTTTCTGTTGATAAACCAACTTCTCTTACTGTAGTTCCGACCCCAACACCTGCTACACCTGCTGCAATGAATACTTTACCGTCTGCTGTATTGATTGCAAATTCCCCTAAATCCAGTGTAGTAGGGTAATGTGGAACTTTGCCAACGACACTAGATCGTTTTATCTTTATCTTTGGATTTGCCATTCTGGTATATACCTATTGGAACAGTATGTACTGTCGAAGATATTTATGTTATAATTAGATTATAGGTGCTGATTATGATGACAAAAACTCTCGCTGTTCTAACGGGACCGCAAGGTTCGGGCAACCACCTCTGGTCCAAGATTTTTTCTTTGCACGAAGATGTTTTTGGTTGGAAGAGTCTACTCGATAATTATTGGGAAGCTCACCGTTTTTCAGAACCCTTTGCGGAACATTGGAAGGATCCGTCCACTCTGCATAAATTTGACTGGTCGCAAAGTCAATATTACTTTACCTCTATAAGCATTCCACTTGGCATAGAAAATAAAGGGACTAAATGGTGTCCAAACGTGATGCAGTTTTGCATAAATGCTCAGTTGTGTGGTGTCAAGACTAAGATTTTAGTCATAGGTAGAGATCAGACTATACTTAAAAATCAACAAAACAGAATAAGAGAAGAGTCTACTGTACGACACTTCCTAGACCAACTGCCCAGTTTTGAAAAACCAACATATCTGAGTTATGAACTACTTTATCTTTACAAGCAAGAGTATCTCAAAACATTAGATGTTGGATTCCCTATAGCATGGTATGATGAAAGAGTAAATGAAATACTAGAACAAGATGCTAATGCAAAATATATCAACTACGTAGAACATAACAATCTAGACGACGGTAATAAAACTGGTGTTCCTTTTCTAACAAACCCCAATAAAGAGGATGAAAAAGTATCAGGCGATTACCTACCTTGCTGTGGAGATAAACCATGTCACTGCCCGTAATACTACCAATGAAAAAATTATTGATTGTTGCTGGTCCACAAGGATCTGGTAACCATTTATTTGCTAGATTATTATCAGCACATCCTAGCGTTGTAGGATGGGACTCACTAAAGGACAACTACTGGGTTCCTAGTGATGAAGAACCCTTTGCTAGATTCTGGGTGAATCCAGAAGAACTAACCTTTCCAGAAGGAGAGTTCTTTTGTGCCAATGTCAGTGTACCTTTCTTCTATGATGGTGTTAGACAAGTTCCTAAAATAAAAGAGGTTGCACAGAAAGCTATGTCGCTAGGTGTACAACCAATTATTGCTCTTATAGTAAGAGATAGAAATATAAACGAACTACAACAAAAACGTGTAGGTGGCGAAGTAACTATGGATACTGCCCTTGAGTACTTCAAGGATCTAACATGTCACTTCATTGACCATGAGGCATTCTTCTTATGGAAAGAAAAATATATTGAATACCTTGGTAGGATATTGGAATTTCCTGTGACAACAAAAAACATCGACAATTTTGTAACTGTCGATGCTAATCATAAGTATGTCTTTCCAGTGCAAGAGCACTGGTTAGACAAAAGTATTCGTGAAGGTCGTAAACCTTTTATACAACGGCTAAAGGAGTAGCAGTGTTCTGATTGCTGATCTCAAGAAGATCTGTTCTCATCTTCTCTACAAGTGAGAGAACATGTGATTGAAGTGCTTCGCTACCTTCTACAATTTTAGAAAGTGTACGTCCACCTAAGTTTGAGTGGAATCCTTCATCTTTAGCAATAGTTGCATAACGTGAGGAGATAAACTTATCTTCTA